CATGAACCAGCCCGCCGCCACCCTGCAGATCTTCAAAGCCGGCACGCACGTTGCCGAAGACGGCCGCACGCTGACCTTCAGCGAAGCCGATGTGCAGCAGATCGCCGATAGCTACGATCCGGCACTGCATGAAGCACCCATCGTGGTGGGCCATCCCAAGACTGACGATCCGGCCTATGGCTGGGGCAAAACCCTTCAGGCCAAGGACGGCCTCCTCGTCGCCGAGCCGCACAATGTTGATCCTGCCTTTGCAGAGCTGGTCAACAACGGGCGCTTCAAGAAGATCAGCGCTTCGATCTTCATGCCTGATTCGCCGGGAAATCCGACGCCGGGCAAGTACTACCTGCGCCACATCGGCTTCCTGGGCGCGCAGCCGCCGGCGGTGAAGGGACTCAAGTCGGCCTCGTTCGCTGAGGGCGACGATGCCGCCTGCTTTGCCATGTCGCTGGCCCCGCTGGGCTGGACGCTGACGGACCTGTTCCGCCGCTTCCGCGACTGGCTGATCGACACCCAGGGCCTTGAGACGGCCGACCAGGTCATTCCCGACTGGCAGATCCGTGGGATCGCGAGCAGCACACGCGATGACGACGAAGCGCGCAACTCAGCCCTCTTTGCGTCGCCATTGCTCACCCAGTTCCCGCGCAGCGCCATCGGCGCGCCTGCGCTCATCCCGGCAACGCCTCCTACTCGTGAACAGGTCAAATCGGAGATCGACCCCATGTCCCAGCAGAACAACCCCGAGCACGCCCAGCGCCAGCAGCAGCTCGACCAGCAGGCTTCCACCCTGGACGCTCGCGAGAAGGCCCTCGCTGCCCGTGAGCAGGCGGCCCGACGCGAAGACGCGGTGGCGTTCGCCGAAGGCCTGGTGAAGGAAGGCAAGCTGCTGCCCCGTCAGCAGCCGGCGGTGGTGGAGCTGCTGCTGGCCCAGCCCAATGGCAAGGAACCGCTGAACTTCGCCGAGGGCGAGACGACGGTGTCCAAGCCGGCCGAGTCGGTCCTGCGCGAACTGCTGACCAGCCTGCCCAAGGCGGTGGACTTCAGCGAGAAGTCTGCTGGCGAAGGTGTAGAGGCGGGCACGGCCAACTTCGCTGCACCGGCTGGCACCCAGGTCGATCCCGCACGGCTCGCGCTGCACAACAAGGCGCTGGACTACCAGCGTACCCACGCGGGAGTGGACTACCTCACGGCGGTCAAAGCGGTTTCCTGACCTGCATCCAAAACGCAGTTCCTCAACTCATTGCTCGCGCTGGAGCGCAGAACCATGACTCAGAAAATCTCGCTGCTTACCCTGGCTGTCATCGCAGCAGCCGCCCTGGAAGCGGAGCGCGTCGTCGGTCGTGACGGACAGTACGCCACCGCTGGTGGCAACGTCTTCGGTGTGACCAACACCAGTGGCCTTGTAGGCGACCGGGTGCCCGTTGATGTGGTTGGTACCAGCATCGCCACTGCCGGCGGAGCGTTTGCCGACGGTGCCTACCTGCAGGTGGGATCTGCTGGAAAACTCATTGCTCGCACTACCGGCATTGCCGTTGCTCAGGCTATGCAGCTTGCCACGGCAGATGGTGACCGCGTCGAAGTGCTCCTGATCCCCAACGCGCCGGCGACCACCGGCTGATCCCGGCCGCGACCGCCGCCGCTCATCGTTCTCACCATCTCGCAGAGAGACCTTCCATGTCCCAGCAGACTCTCCGTCAGGCCCGCATCATCGATCCGATCCTGACCACCCACGCACTCGGCTACGTCCGCCCCGGCAACGTTGGCCAGTTCCTCTTCCCGCGCGTTGATGTGGCCACCTTTGGCGGTCAGATCTTGACGTTCGGCAAGGAAGGCTTCCGTCGCTACAACACTAAGCGCGCGCCGGGCGAAGCCACCAAGCGCGTCCAGTTCGGCTACCAGGGCAAGCCCTACGCCATCATCCCTGCAGCGCTGGAGGCGGTGGTTCCGGATGAAACCGCCAATGAGGCGGCCAACGGCCCCGGCCTGGACGCTTCGCAGGACGCGGTGGATATCGTCCTGGACATCATGGAGCTGGAACACGAGTGTGAGTGCGCCGACGTTGCTCGCAACGCGGCCAACTACGACAACGAACACAAGGTCGCTCTGGTGGGCGTCAATCGTTGGCGCGGCGCCTCTGGTGATCCGACTGCTGATATTGGCGTCGGCAAGGAAGCCATTCGTTCGAGCATTGGTATGCGGCCGAACACCGCGATTCTGTCGGCGGCGGCATTCGAAGCGGCCAAGGCCAATCCGAAGATCCAGGACTACCTCAAGCATCGCGGCTTCAATGCGCTGACCACCGAAATTCTGGCGTCGATGTGGGAAATCCCGAACATCCACATCGGTGAGGCGGTTGTGGCTAGCGGTCAGGACGATGACCTGGGCGATGTCTGGGGCCAGGACGTGATTCTGGCGTTCGTCGCTCCGCCGAGCGGTGGCAACCGTCGCAACCGCGCGCGACCGAGCTATGGCTACACCTACAGCATGGCCGGCGAACCGAACGTGCGTCAGGCCTATCGCGAAGAAAACCGCCAGTCCTGGATTCACCCGGTCAATAACAACCGTACGCCGGTGCTCAGTGGCATGGTCGCCGGCTATCTGATCCAGAACGCAGGCGCGCCCGCAGCGTGATGACCGGCGTCGGCGAAGGATAGTCGGCGCAGTTGCCGCCTTACCCGTACAACCCAGCGAGCGGCAGCACCAGGCAAACGCGGGCCTGGCCGTGCGGAGCACAGCAGAACCATGCGTGACAGCCGGAGAGCACGGCACCACACCTATTCGGAGAACTCGTCGTGGCCAAGCCCCGCACTGCGCCGCCCAGCGCACCCAAGACCGTCCAGGACGACCAGCCGGCCGACGTGCCAGTCGTCACGGAAGACAAGACTGCCGACGCACCGCCGGCGACGGACGGCTTGGTGCCGGAGCAAGGCCACAGTGAGCTGGAGACCGCCACGTCGGCGGCCTCCGCAGGCGATGATGCTGCCGTCGACCCGCTGCAGGCTGACCATCCGGCAGCGGACCAGGACGCCGCCATCGACGCGGGTGCTCCGTCGCCGGAAGCCGACATCACCATTGGGGTTGCCGCCGGTGGAGGCGATTCGCCCAATGCACTGGTTTCTGATGGTCTCTGGCTGTCTGCATGCTTTGAAGTACTCAGCCCGTTCAAGCACGGGGGCGTGGTCGTCAAGCCGCCGGCGTGGATCGAGATGACGTGGGAAGAGGCGCAGGCCTACCAGGATGCCGGCGTCCTCGGTGACGAACCTGCAGACCCGGAAGGGTCGGAGTAACTGGCCGTCATGTCCTACTGCACGCTCGCACTGCTGTCGGCGGCCAAGCTCGCCCAGGAACTGGCGCAGGTGGCCACGCCGGAGCGCTATCCGGTTGTGGACGATGCGCTGATGGATGCCACGCTGCTCGGCAGCGATCGCAGCGCATTCGACCCGGCCGACGTGGCGATCGCCGATGAGGCGGCCGCGCACGTGCAGCGCGCCCTGGACGATGCCGATGGCGTGATCAACGGCTACCTGGTCATGCGCAAGCCCAAGCCCTATCCGGTACCGCTGCCAGCGCCGGTACCGGGGATCGTGTCCACCTGGGCCCGATGGATTGCGCGCTACCTGCTGCACAAGGACCGGGTCAACACCGAGGAACGCACCGATCCGGTGGTGCGCGACTACAAGGAAGCGCTGCGCTTTCTGGAGCTGGTGCGCGATGGCAAGTTCAGCCTCGGCGCCGATGACCCGCTGCCTGCGCCCAGCGGCGGTGCACCGGAGGTCTGTGCACCACCGCGAGAGTTCAGTCATCGAACCCTGCAGGACTACGGCCGGTGAGCACCCAGCCCTTCGACATTGGCCTGGTGCGCGATCGCATCCGCCAGGGCGTCAGCGAGAAGGATCTGCGCAAGGTGCAGGGCAGCGCCGACTACGCCGCCGTTACAGCGCTGCGCGACTTCCCCGCGCCGTGCTGCTACGTGCTGCTGGCCCGGGAGATGCCACTGGAGACCAAGACCGGTGCTTCCATTCCCGGCCAGCAGGCGCGCCTGGCGCAACTGGTCGAAGTGAACTTCGCGGTAGTGACCGTGTGCCGCAACTACCGCGAGCAGCGTGGGGCGCAGGTGATCGATGAGCTGCGCCTGCTGCTGGGCAAGGTTCGTCAGCCGCTGCTGGGCTGGACGCCGCCCATTCCTGGTGGCCGTGCCTGCCAGCTCATCGAGGGCAACCTCGAGGACTACGACGCTGCCACCGCCCTTTGGGTCGACGTATGGAAGACCCAAGCCGTTCTTCAACCCGAGATTCCGCGATGACTACCCAGACCACTCAGAAGCACACGATCAAGAAGGCGGGCCTGACGCTTGCGAGCAAGCCCATTGCGGAAGGCGAAACGGTGGAGCTTCCTGCCGACCTGGTGCCCTGGGCGGTTGAGCGCGGCTTCATCGACGCTCCCGACGCCGATTCTTCCCCCAATCCGTCGCGCAAGGCCAACGGCCAGGCGACTCCTGCCATCGCCCAGGAGGCGAAGTAAG